ATCATATTTATATGAGCTAACAGCATAGCTGTAAAGAGGTGTAGCCACTTCTAATGGACTAGGAGTAGCTGGATTTGTCACAGTAGTAATTGTTTCAATTACATAGTGAGCAGCAGTATACTTGGTATCGAAGACAGCATTTTCAGCAAGATTAACTGAATCATCAGTAATATCAATATCTTCTTTGTCACTTACGATATTAGTTTTGAAATTCAACACTTGATACAAGTTATCGATACCTGAACCTTCATACATGGTATTGTACAGAGGGTCTACTAAGGAAGGATCCAAAGTGTTAGTACCTATAACTAGATCTAGGTTAGCTTCTAATGCAGTAAGGTAAAGAGCATAATTATCTTCATTGAAGAAGAAGTCTAACTCCTCAAAATATTTCTCTAATACATCTTTAATGAAAAGAGAACTTCCAGCACCATCAATGGCATCTGGATCAAGGGAAACAACAAAAGGTCCACCATTGTCTACGAGAACAGCATTACCAAGAAGGTTTTTCTTAGTTACTGAAACTTCATAAACTCTGAATGCGTATGTTTTGTCATATTTACTAGTAGGATTGATTGTAATTGAATACTCATCAGGACTCTTAGACTTAGAGCAGAAACCAAAAATCGGTAAGACTGCACCAAAATCAGTAGTGTTGAGGTCATCAGCTGAAACAGGAGATGTAGTCATCATCAGCTCAAAATCAGCTTTACTCGTAAGAGCATTATGAGCAATAGTGATAGGTTTAATCTGTAATCTCTTGTTTACAATAACTGTATCAGTCGTATCAGCAACTGGAGCAGCTGCTCCAGTCATTACGGCACTAAGAAAAGGATTCTTAGCAACATAACCTTTGTAAGTTGAGGCATCACTGAGTAACACAGCAAGCTCTGCAGTCTCACCATCAACAGCAATACCAATGTCGTCACCTGATACACTAAAAGTCACATCTTCAGAAGCATTCTTAGCGACAGTAGTTTCGGCTGATGTGGCAATAACAACTCCTAGAGTTTCAAGTGCCAAAGCAGCAGCAGTCATATCACCAGCATAGAAATCGATGAGTTCTTGTACATCAGCTTTCTTATATAGTGTAGCGACTGTTTTAGTTTCGAATGGGGTGCTGTTAGTTAAGGATACAACAATATCCTTTGTAGCCCCTGCACCACCGATAATTTCATCTGGAGTGTTGATATTCGACACATCTAGACCGTAAATCTTAGCACTGGAATGTAGAGCCAGAAGTCCATTGGGTAAATAAGCATCGTCGGGAACGACACGCATTACCAAACTTCTTGCACCAACTTCCATAGCTTGTAGAACATCCATAATGGCTTGTCCATGAGCTTTATCGTTAGGCTTTCCGTCTAAAGAGAATTCACTCAATAAGTCGGAAGCACTAGCAAACTCAAGAAACTTGCTATCTCTACCAGTATCAGCAGTGATAACAGCCATTACAACATCTTCAAAGCTACCTTGCGCTACGGAATAATTCGTATTGTCGATAATCGTACTTGAGATGATCGGACGTAATATTTCCATGCGGTATCTCCGTTTGGTTAATTGGTTAAAATTTCCTAAATTCAATCAAGTGTGCCCAAAATAAAATTGGGTCTCTTATATAATACTTAATATAAATTTTAATTAAATGTTTAGGAAAATGCTAGTAATTAATGATTTTTTCCACTGGGGAGTACGCTTGGTCTTTCCCAGTGTTTGTGCGCTCTATGGAGACTTGTAATCCCTTGTTCATATTCTCCGAAGTTAGGGAACTAAAGTTAGAGCTTAAATGAGGTAAATCTTTGATATTACACATCTCAAAGTCAACTTCTGACAGTGAGCTATTATCCTTTCCTATCTCATTTCTAAAGCGTTGAGTTTTCTTACCTTTGATACGAGACAATTCAGAGACAATAACTTCTAAAATGAAGTTTGAAACCTTTAAGTCTAGCTTATGGAAAGTTAAGATGTCTAAATAGTAGCTTAGTATATTGGTATAGCCAGCTGCACCAGGAATCTTACCTGCATGCAACATTTTCTGAATGAAGTTTACTACAAATTTAATGTCCTCTTTGATATGTGTTGACATAAGAGGGTCATCTTTTTTGAGATATAACACCTTACAAGGTATTTTATCATTCTTAATCATTACAAGACGGTCTTCTATGTTTCTTGTCTTAATTGATAACTCAGCTGGAAACTTACCTAGAAATTTAACTTCTTTATCTGATAAAGCTTCTTTAGATGATTGACTCATGAAGAACAGACCAAGAGTAGTAACCGTATCATCCTGAACTGTAGCTAATGGACTTGTGCCTTCGAAGTAGGTTGTCGGAATATAGATCCGTAGATTGGGTACAGCGACTAAAGCTACTCCTTCTTTGTTTTCCTTAAATAATTTTACCATTGCTATTCCTCAAATTTGGGTTATAGATTTGTTCCAGAGTTTTATTTATTAAGTAATAATTGAATTATTTATTAAAGATATGGAATAGGAATATATGGAACATAATTACCACACCACTACAAATAACCTTTCGTTTCTGGAGATGTATCGTTATCTGAAAAGCAAAGGTATACGTAATCATAAGTTCTTTTTGAAACTGTATGACATCAAACTACTGAATGTAAATCCATTAGCTGATAACCTTTCTGATGAGATTAAAAGTAGAGTGATTCGAGAGATTATTAAGAATCCATACTATTACCTCAGAGAGATTATCAGGATACCAGAGACAGGTGGATATACAAGGTTTAAAATGAATCCTGGAAATCTAGCTGAAATTTTTCTTATGTTGAATAGTATAAACACTATTCTCCTCCTACCTAGACAGAATGGTAAAACTATATCAGCTATATGTCTTCTGGACTGGATATACAATTTCGGAACAAACAATACGTCTATCTTATTCGGAAATAAGATTCAAGGTGATGCTGATCTCAATTTATCTAGATATAAATCTATACATGAATATGCTCCAGCTTATATCAAAGGTTATAATAAGAAGGATGTAGATAATATTCATAGTATCACAAAGATTTCTCTTAGTAATAAGATAGATGCTCTTCCAACTCCAGTTACTTTGGAACAAGCTGCTAAATTAGGTAGGGGTTTAACTTCTCCTATTATATACTGGGATGAAACTGCTTTTGTCAGGTTCTTTGAGAAGGTATATGCATCTGCTGCTCCTGTACTTATCAAAGCTGCAGAAGCTGCTGAGAAGAATGGAAAGGTCCACTTTAAACTTTTCACTACTACTCCTAACTTCCTAGAGGATCCAACTGCCAAGTTTATTAAAGAGATAATCGATATGGCAGCTCCTTGGGATGAAGCTATTTATGACTTTAGCAGAGATGAGATTAAAGCTTATATCTATGAGAATTCAAGAAATGACTTTATTCATGTAGAATATTCTTGGAGACAGTTAGGGCATAGTGAGGCATGGTATGAAGAACAGTGTCGTTCTCTTAACTGGAAAATGGCAGAGATTAAGAAAGAAGTAGATATCGTATGGACATATGCTTCTAGTCTCAGTCCTTTTGAAGAAGAACAGCTTGACTATATTAAAAATAACATAAATGATCCTATAGACCGTAAGCTCATAGATAAAAAATGGAGCTTTGAGGTATACGAACCTATAGACATTGATTACCCTTATGCTATTTCTGTTGATGTTGCTGGTGGACTCCAAAGAGATAATTCAGTTATCAATATTATAGATCCTAAGACGGATAAATTGGCAGCTAGGTTTGCCTCTAATGTTATATCAGTTCCAAAGCTCAGAGAACTTATAAGGACAATATCTTTACGTTGGATAACTCAGGGTGCCATAATAATAGAACGTAATAGTTATGGTCTAACTATAATTCAAGACATACTAGAAGGTCATAAATACTATGGTATGAGAAGTAGGCTTTTCTATTTCTATAAAGAGTTTGAAACTGCTACTAAGGCAGGAATTAAAGATTTAGGAAAAATAAAGAGTAATAAAAATAAATTAACTAAAGTGTATGGTGTAAATACAACTGGTCCAAGTCGTAATGAGATGATAGACATCTTAGGTGACGTAGTAAGTGATACGCCAGACGTTCTAGCTTATAAACCCTTGTTTGATGACTTACAAAATCTTGAGACAAAGCGTAACGGTAAGATAGAGCACCGAGATGGAGAACATGATGATAATATTATGTCCTTTCTTATCTATAAATATGCTAGAGAGCAATCCACCTTTAGAAAATTCTTTAGAGTTGGAAGCAGGAAGAATGTAGATGTAGCAAGAAAATTCTCTAAATCATTTAGGGATTTAGGTGCTG